TCTTTAAGTTTCATATTAAACGAAGTTGAGCTTGGTGCTGCTTTATTCTTTTAGTAGCATTATTAAAATATTCTTTGTCTAACTCGTAACCCTCTAAATCATATCCTAAGTTGTGACAAGCAATAGCAATACTTCCTGAACCAAGATGTGTGTCAAGAATCTTGTCACCTTCTTTTGCATAATTCATCAATAACCATTCGTAAAGTTTAACAGGTTTTTGTGTTGGATGTATTCTTTGTTCTTTATTCTTCATATCGTGTTGCAACATTCCGTTCCATCTTATTTTTACTAAATCTAATTTAGTTTTAATAGAATTGTATGCGATTTCACAATCAGAAAAATTGCTACCTTTGTTATCTTTATCCCAAACAATCCTGCCAACTCCTAAAATATAATCATACCAATTTACCCCCCAAATTATTTGATTTTTGCTAATTCTTTTTAATTCTACAAAATAACTTTTTGTTGGTGCATTTCCTTTTAAAGATTCAGTTCTGTTAACTCCAATTTTTGCCTTTTTACCTTTCATATCTTGCAACCAATTATCTAAATTTTTAGTGCAATTTGAATAAGGTGGGTCAACTATTGCCAAGTCAAATTGATTGTCTTTCATTTCTTTCATTGCTTTCAAGCAATCTTCATTATATATTTTTTTTATGTCCATTTTATTTTTTGTTTTGTTGTTCAACCATTTGTCTTGCCTTTTGCCATTTGTCAATTCCTTCAGAAATCTTTGATTTTGGTTTGTTGTTTGTCATTGTAGTTTTTGAAGGGAATGACCTTTTTGACCATGTTGCAAGTCTTCTTGCAGTTGACCATGTTTTTTGCAATTCAAACTTTGACTTTGTTTTTGACTTGTTTGGTTCTGTCCAATAGGAAACAAAATCATTCAACATGTCTTGATTGTATTCTGTGAATGCAAACACTTCTTTTGCAAACTTTTCACACCTTTCATCAATTGTTGTTTTCACCTTTGTTTCTTCTTGTTCTTCAACTTGATATGCAGACCATTGAACAATTGTCACAACACTGAATTTGTTGGTTGTTAAAAGATGAATATATCCTTTTTCCTGCAATTGATTCAATTTGTTTCTGACTGTGGTTGGCTTGATGTTCAGTTCTTGTGATGCAGAAATCCTTCCTGTGATGAATTGACCTGCATTGACTGTGTGAACACCAACCTGATGTGTCTTGTGTGATGCCTTCAACAAAGACCAAACAAACACTTTCAACAAATCTGAATCACCTGTGAAGATGCCATTGTCCAAGATTTTTCTGTGTAGTTTAATCCAACCTAACATGTGACAATTCTTTGATTTGTTCAACAATTTTTGCCCTTTTTTCAGTCATTGATTCAATCAAGATGTCCAAAGCTTTCAATCTTTTTGTCAATGAAACATTTGATTTGTATGTTTCAACATCACCTGTTTCCACAATAATTTGTGCTTTCATCAAGTTTTCTTCAAATGCAGGATTGAATTTTCTGTCATCAAATTTCCTTCTGTATATATATATTGAAGTTCTATCCCTGTTCAATATCTTTGCAAGTGCAGTTTCATTGATGTCAAAATACTTTTCAATCAATATGGATGCAGTTGCAGTGGCATCTGGAATTGGTTTGATTCTTGCCTTGGATTTGATGTCTGCAGGTTTGATTCTGTAAACACTGCAAGATGCATCAATAATTTTGTCAATTTCCTGCATGATTTCAGGTGTGACATTTTCAAAAAATCTGTTGGATTTATTCATTTTATAAGAATTTAAAAAGTTGTTTGTTGTTGTTATAATATTTAGCACATTGTTCAGGTGTTGCAGGTCTTTCAAAGTCCTGTTTTATCCAAACATTTTGATTGTTCAATTCTTTCCACAATTCAACTGACTGATCCATTGTTGAAACAAATTTCACACCATAGACTGCAGACATATTTGTGTCAACATATTTTCGCAAAGTTAACCAATCAAAATGAAAACAGACACTTGGATTCTGTGGTTTTTGGAAAATGTATGTGAATTGGAAAAGTCCATTCTTTGAATTTCTTTCAAGCAATCTGTGTGGTCTTGTTTCAACAATCATTCCTTTGGTTGATTGTGGTTCAAAGTCAAATGGCAGTTCTACACCACCAAGTTTGATGATTGGCATTCTGACACCATTTGCAAAAACCAACACAGGAAATTCACCTGTGTGGTCTTGCATCATCACCTTTCCATGCTTAGAATGGTTCATTGTCAATTTCATTTGATTCAACAACATCAACCAAATCAATCTTCCAACCATTCACATTTGTGAACCATTTTCCTGACCATTCTTTTGATGACAAGTTGATGTGAACATTGACTTCATCATTGATTTTCAAGTTGTTCAACAATGAACACTTTTCACCAAGGAATGAAATTGAAAGGTGTGGATTGTAATCATCACCTGTGTCAATGACCAAGTTCTGTCTTTTCCATTCCTTTCCTGTTTGTGTTTTTCCTGTTTGAATTTGTGCGATTTCATGCACTTTTCCTTTTACTGTGTGATTGTCCATTTTTATTTAATTAGTTTGATTAGTTCCTTTTTCATTTCTGCACTGACAACATACTTGTCCAGAACAAGATTGATGTCTGCATTTGGTGTTGTTTTCAAGTATGAAACAACCTTGTCATAATTATCTGATGCAAGTGAAAGTGTTGGTTTTCCTTTTGCCTTGACAGATGGTTTTTCTGAATCTGCATCCTTTGTGTCATCAATCAAGAACATGCCATTCAAAGCATATTTTCTTGCATAAGATGATGAAGAACCAAAACATTGTGACATGTCCATTCCTTTCTTGTTGACATCAATTCCTGCATGTGCAGTCACACACAAGGTTTCTTTGTCATCTTGGACACAAACTGTTGCCATGACTACAGGAAGACCACACAATTCATGTGTGTCATCTGAAATGGTCAATGTCAGTCCATGTTTCAACAATAATGGTTTGACAGATTCAAGAATGTCTTCTTGGTTTCTGTATTTGTATTTTCCAAAACCATTGAATTGGTTCTTTGGTGCTTTCAATTCACTTTGAATTTTCAGCAATTTTGTTTTCAAGTTTGTCATTGATATAAAAAATTAGTTAGTTCCATTAATTAGATAAAAAGCAAAAATTGTCAACCAACTTGCACCATACATTCCAAAAAGCAATGTGGCATCAATTGAGGTCAACAAAAATAAAACTGCAGAAATTCCTGCAGGAATCATTGATGTCAAAATCATGTCATCAAATGAGAATTTAAAAAATTGAACTTGTGTTCCAAATTCAAGTTTTGCTTGGTCTTTTTGATTGTCAAGAAATTCTTGTCTTGCAAAGTCTTTGAATTTATATTTCATGGCTCATTTTTTTAAGGATTTCCAATGTTGAATCCAATGATTCAAGTGTTGCATGATAAGATGAAATTCTTCCTTCATGAAACTTAATCATTTGAGTGTTTCTGTCAATGATTGGATTCTTTTTGATTTGTGCAATTGCATCATTGATTGATTGAATTTTGTGTTTCATTGAATCCATTTCCATGTTCAACCATTGTTCCACAAATCTTGTTTCAATCACTGAAACTGATTTTGTTGTTCTAAATATTTCCATTTTGTTGTTGTTAAATTGTCAGACACTTTTGTCTGATACCACAAAAAACCTGCATTTCTTTCAGTGCAAGTCATTGTGGTGTTTGGTTAATATTAGAAATTTTGCGATTTGATGAATTCCAAAACTTCATTCCAAGTGTCAAATTCCAAACCATTGCAAGATTCTTCATTGTCATCAAAAAAGATTTGAATTGAAAATGTGTGAAACATTTCTTGTTCAATGTCAGTGATGTCTGCATTTGGAACAAATATTTTCACTTTGGTTGATTTGTCTTTTGAAAGGAATGCAATTGAATCACAAACATCAGTTGTTTCATCAGTATCATTAAAAGCCATCAGACCAAGGTCATGAAGTTCACTGATTTCAGTTGCAATGTTGTGATTGTAAAAATTTGAATTTGTCATTTCTGTTTTCATTTAGTTGATTAATATGCTGCAATATACACACTTTTGATTAATTACCAACAATAATCAACAAAATATTTTCACTTGTTCTTTTTTGTACCTTGTCATCATGAAAAGCAAACATTTTTTTGATGAAAACAGGAATGGATCAGTGACTGAAAATGTCAAAACAAGTGACAAAATCATCAGAATTGTTGATGAAGTTGAACAAATGTTGTTGCACAAAAACAAATCTTATGGTGATAGTGCAACAAAACCTGCAAACATATTTGCAAAAGGAAAAGCATCTGAAAACATCTGTTGCAGAATAGATGACAAACTGATGCGAATCAAAAATAAGGGAATAAATACAGACACAATTGACACAGTCAAGGATTTGATTGGATATTTTGTTTTGTTGTTGATTGCAATTGAAGATGAAAATTGAGTTAGCACCATTTCCAAAACCAAGGATGACACAATCAGACAAGTGGAAGAAAAGACCTGTTGTTGTGAACTATTGGAATTGGAAATCTTCATTGCAGGAATATGGCATCAACTTTGATTCAGGTCAGGTTGATGTCATTTTTTTTGTGCCAATGCCAAAGTCCTGGACAAAGAAGAAATGTTTGGAAATGGATGGAAAACCACATCAGTCAAGACCTGACATTGACAACTATTTGAAAGCATTGTTTGATGCAGTATGTTCTGAAGATTCACACATTCACACAGTCACTGCAAAAAAAGTGTGGTCAACAAAAGGAATGATTGAATTGAACATTTAGTTCATTTTTATATTTAAAGAAAAGACACAATGGTAATGACATCTGAATTTTATGGAAAATTGTTGGTTGCTGCAAGGAACATCACAAACAATCACCAAGACCATGAAGACCTTTTGCAAGAATGTTTGGTTGCACTTTATGAAAAAGACAAAGATTTCATTCAGGAACTACATGACAACAAAGCATTGCAATTCTATTGTGTCAGAATAATGTTGAACATGTGGAATTCATCAACTTCATCATATCACTACAAATTCAGATTTCAAAAGAAATTCATGTTTGAATTCTTTGAAGGTGTTCCTGATGAATACTGTCCAAGCAACAAAAATGTTTTGACACCAACAATTCAAGAAATCAGAAACCAATTTCACAATGACTTTCTTGATGATGCAGTTGACACAATGCATGAAGTTCTTGGTGAATTGTATTGGTATGATGCAGAACTTTTCAAGCTTTACAAATTTGGTTCAAACAATGGAAAAAGATGGACATTGAATTCACTTGCAGAAAAGACAGGAATTTCAAGAACATCAATTTTTGACACAACACACCGAGTGATGAAATACTTGGACAAACGAATGAAAGAAGAAACAACACTTTTGACCTATGACATATAAAAGAACAAACATCTTCATCAAATTGAAGAACTTCACAATTGCAGTGTTCAAACACATTGCAGATGGATTTGCAAAGACATCAATTGAAACCAAAGGAAGAAGACTTTCAACATGCTTGTCTTGTCCACATTCAAAAAATGAATGGTTTGAATGCAGACTTTGTGGTTGCAATATTGGTGAAAAAGTGAAATGGAAATCAGAAAAATGTCCTGAAAACAAATGGAAATGATTGAACTATCAACAGACCAAATTTCAAGATTGAAAGTCCTATTTCCAAAAATAAGGTCAGGAACTGCACAAGACAGAAATGCAAGGATTGAAATGGTTGCACTGCACAATGACATCTTTGGTTCTAATTTTAGACCAGACACAGGATGTTCATCTTGTTTGAACACATCATTCCAAGGAATCAAAAAAGTGGCTAAAAAATATAATATCAAATAAAAATGGCAATAAAAACAAAACATCAAACGGTTGTCAAATACGATTGTGAAACAACAAATGATGAATCTTTTGAAAATCAATATTTTGAAATTCCAAAAATCATCAATTCTGACATCACCTATCAATTGTATTTTGGACATGTTCCAAACTACTATGAAGATTTGAAAAGGGAATTTCATCATCAACAAAAAAACATTCAAATTGAAAAAGATGCAGAATCCTTGGTCAATTATAGATGATAAAGATGACCATGAATGTTCTTGGTGTCAATATGAATTCAATGCAGAAGATGAAGGTGAATTGATTGTTCATGAAAAGCATTGTGACATTTTATGTGGTCAATGTTTGGAAAAATACATCAAAGAAATTATAAAAATTTATAATCAATGAAAGAAGAAACACACAAACTTTTGGAACAAGCACATCACCTTGTCATCAAAGTGACTGGAATTGACATTTCAAAAAAAGAAAGACAAGAAGTCTTGAAAGAAGTCCGATCCATTTATAAACAAATCAAAGAAATTGACCTTGATGTTTGGAAATTGATTGATTTGGATGACAATCACAAGACAATAAATTCTTGACAAAATAGACACTATAAAAAAGAAAAAATGAAGAAACAAGACAAAGGAACATTCATTGAAGTGTTTGAAAAGAAAGGTGGAAACATTGATGCAAGTTGCAAAGCATTTGGAATATCAAGACAAACATTCTACAATTGGAAGTCTGATGACCAAGATTTTGCAGACAAGATTTCAAATGTTCAAGAAGGTCTGATTGACTTTGTGGAATCAAAGCTGATGGAAAACATCAAAGATAATGACACCACATCAACCATCTTCTATTTGAAGACAAAAGGAAAGTCAAGAGGATACACAGAAAGACAAGAAATTGAACACCAAGGAAAGAATGTGAACATTGAAATCCAACTTGAAAAACCTGAATGAAACCACAGTTGACAAAACAACAGAATGAATGCATGTGGCATTTGTTGAATGATGACAAGACAACTGAAGTCTTGTTTGGTGGTGGTGCAGGTGGTGGAAAATCATTCATCCTTTGTGCATATGCAATCACTATGTGTTTGAAGTATGATGGCATCAGGGGATTGATTGGAAGGTCTAAATTGGACACATTGAAGAAGACAACACTGAACACATTTTTTGATGTCTGTGGTCAATGGGGATTGGTTAGTGGTGAACACTACACATTCAATGGTCAGTCAAACATCATTTCATTTTACAATGGATCAGAAATCATTTTGAAAGATTTGTTTCTTTATCCATCAGACAGGAATTTTGATTCACTTGGTTCACTGGAAATCACATTTGCTTGTGTTGATGAATGCAACATGATTGTTCAGAAAGGTGTTCAGGTTCTTGCAAGTCGTATCAGGTACAAACTTGACCAATTCAATCTTGTTCCAAAGATATTGATGACATGCAATCCTGCAAAAAATTGGGTATATTCTGACTTTTTCAGACCTTGGAAAGATGGCAATCTTCCAAATCACAGGAAGTTCATTCAGACATTGGTTGATGACAATCCATTTGTGTCAAGACATTACAAAGACCAATTGAACAAGTTGGACATTGTATCAAAACAAAGGTTGTTGTTTGGTGATTGGGAATTTGATGAAACCAAAGATTCATTGATTGAATTCAATTCAATTTCACACATGTTCAATTTCACAGAAAAGTCAAGTGGTGAAATGTTCATCAGTTGTGATGTTGCAAGGTATGGTGCAGACAAGACTGTGGTGATGCTATGGAAAGACCTATCAGTCAAGAAAATTGTTGTTCTTGAAAGGTCATCAGTTGTTGAGGTTGCACAATTGGTTCAGGATTTGATGAATGAATTCAGTGTCAGAAGTTCAAATGTTGTGATTGATTCAGATGGTGTTGGTGGTGGTGTTTCAGACCTTTTGAAAGGAACAAAATCATTTGTGAATAATGCAAGACCATTGATGAACCAAAACTTCAACAACATCAAGTCACAGTGTTTCTTCAAACTTGCAGACCTTATCAATGCAGGTGAATTGTCTGTGAATTGTCCTGATTCAAGAATTCAACAATTGATTGTTGATGAATTGTCAGTAATCAAAAGGAAAGACATGGACAAAGATGGAAAGATGCAAATCATTCCAAAAGACCAAATGAAGGATTTGATTGGAAGGTCACCTGACTTTGCAGATTGTTTGATGATGCGAATGTTTTATGAATTGAATCCAAATGTTGGAAAATACTTTGTGCAATAGGTACAAACTAAAAATTGAATTTTTATATTTAAAAAAAAGAAATGAAGACAATCACAATCACAGACAATGACAAGGTGTTCAACTACACAATTCCAGAAACATGGAAACAAGTGTCATTGGCACAATATCAGAAACTGATGTCAGTTGAAATGGATGAAATGACTGAACAACAATTGATGTTTCATTTGATTGAATCATTGATTGAAATTCCTTCACAAAAGATTGTGGATTTGAAGAAGTCAGATGTTGAAGAAGTGTTCAAACATTTGATGGAACTTGCACAATCTAAACCATCAGAACATTTGAATTTGATTGTTGAAATTGATGGTGTTGAATATGGATTCAATTCAAAGCTTTCAGACATCACCATTGGTGAATTTGGTGATTTGGACACATACCTTCAAGATGGTTTCAAGAACCTTGACAAAGTGATGTCAATCCTTTACAGACCTATTGTTGACAAGGACAAGAAATCATTCAGAGTTGAAAAATATGACTTTGACAAGTGTGATGAAAGAACAGAATTGTTCAAACACAAAATGTCAATTGATTCAATTTTTGGATGTCTGTGTTTTTTTTTGAATTTAGGTCAAGAATATACACTGACTTCAATCCATTATTTGAAGAAACAAAACAAGAAAAAGGAATCAAAACAGATGAAGAAAGTTTTGGAAACAAGTGGGGATGGTATGCAATCCTTTACAAATTGACAGATGGTGAATTTTTGAAATTGGAAAATGTAATTGAAAGACCATTGACAGAATGTTTGACATGGCTTTCATTTCAAAAAGATATTGAAACAATAAAACAATAGAAATGGCAACAAGTGTAATCACATACAATCAAATACTTGCAGTTTGGAAACAGATTGCAGACAATCATCAACAAGTCAAGACATTCACACATGGTGATATTTTTGAAGTGGATGCAAACACTGTGGTCTTTCCACAAGTCCATCTAATCACAGAACAGGCATCAATTTCAAAACATGAATTGACCTATTCATTCAAGTTGATTGCAATGGATAGGTCAATT